TTCGCAAGCCACAAGAACACGAAGTTTTCTCATGCCCAACTCCTCTTCAAAACACGGTGAAACTTCCCGTCCATCTTGTACTCAATACTGCTTGGCGGCTGGCTGTTGCTCATCTGCACTGCCAGGTACTCCAGCCCTTCGCTGCCGTCCATGCGGCCAACCTCTGACAGATTGGCACCGGACGATGTTGCCATCGTCATCAGTTGTCGCATTGCTTTGTCGCCTGCATACCCGTCGTGCAGCACAGGCAGATACTCGGTAATTGGCCTGTCGGACAGGCTGCCATAGTATGTGCAGGACAGCATCTCTTTGCCGCTGGCCTTGCTGATGTGCCTGCGCCAGTTCCAGCTTGTCACCTCGAGGTCTTTTCCATCTAGGCCCATGATGTCGTCGTCGCGCAGTTCCAGCTTCTTGCGCTCAGGCTCTGGAAAGGCATGGCCGCAGGCAGGGCAGTTGGCCACCGAAATGGCGCACAGCTCACCGCAGTTGTCGCAGACCTTCACTGGCGCTTCACCGTTGCCGTCGCCTGCCTTCTTGGGCGGCTGCACCGCGGTGATCGGACCGTGCGTGGCCACCACGCCAGCAAAGTCCAGCACCAGGCAGTGATCGGTGTGGCTCTTGACCCGCATCCCTCGGCCTGCCATCTGGACGTACAGGCTGGCGCTCATGGTCGGGCGCAGCATGGCGATCAGGTCGATGTCCGGATAGTCAAATCCGGTGGTCAGCACGTTGGCGTTTGTCAGCGCACGCAGGCGGCCAGCCTTGAAGTCGGTCAGCATTCGCTCGCGTTCCTTCTTCGGCGTTTCACCCGTTACGCAGTCAGCGGCAATGCCTTGCTGTTGTAGGACTTCGGCTACATGATGAGCGTGCTTGACGCCTGTACAGAACACCAGCCAAGCCTTGCGGTCGCCTGCCAGATCAATCACCTCGCGCACCACCCGCTGGTTGTTGTCGTCGGTGTCCACTGCCGCCTGCAGCTCGGCCTCGATGAACTCCCCGCCACGCTTGTGCACGCCAGTGGTGTCCAGCTTGGCCTTGGTGATCTTGGAGCGCAGGGTGGCCAGGTAACCCTTGAAGATCAGCTCCTCAATGGTCACAGGCTCAATCAGGGCGTCGAACAGCGCAGGCTTTTCAGTAATCAGGCCGTGGCCCAGGCGGTAAGGCGTTGCGCTAAGACCTACTATCCTCATGCTTGTATTGATAGCCATAAGCTCGGTCAGCAGCTTGCGGTATCCACCCTCGTCCTTGTGGTTGACCAAGTGGCACTCGTCGATGATCACCAGGTCAACGTGGCCCAGCTCCTTGGCCTTGCTGCGCACCGACTGGATGCCTGCAAAGGTGATCGGCTCACCGAGCTGCTTCTTGCCGATGCTGGCGCTGTAAATTCCCATCGGAGCGCCTGGCCAGTGCAGTCTCATCTTCTCGGCGTTCTGCTCGATCAGCTCCTTGACATGCGTGAGCATCAGAATCTGCGTCTCCGGCCAGTTCTGCAGGGCATCCTTGCACAGCGCGGCGACGATGTGCGACTTGCCGGAGCCGGTCGGCAGCACTAGGCATGGGTTGCCGTGGTGGCCAGCCTCAAACCACGCATAGAGCTGGTCGATGGTGCGCTGTTGGTAGTCACGCAGCATCACGACCCCTTAATGCCGTGGGCGGCTTCGACGGCTCGGGCGATTTCTTGAAACGAATACCACCCCATGATGTTCTGCATGGCGTACCAAATCTTTTTCATCTCCTCATCCGTCAGCGGCTTGCGCTGGGGTGGTTTAGCCCACTGTTCCAAAGGAATCCCGTTTGGATGGGCATCATCTATCACTGTGCATTTGAATTGCACAGGCTCCTGCTCTGGCTGCTCTGCCTTCGCAGCGTCATACCCCATCTTCCACGCCGCCTGTGTGGCGCTGATTGCTTCGGGTGAAAAAGACTCCTGCTCTGGCTGCGCCAGTGAAGCGGCTATGACTTGCGCCTCTGTCATCGGCCACACTTTTGTCGTCCCGCCATGCACCTGCACTGCGCTCCATCCTTGCGGTAGTTGTGCTAGCTGCTCTGGCTTGCGCTGTGGTGTGTTTGGCGCGGCACTGAGCATGGCCTTCCAGCAAAACGATGGGAAGTTCACAGGGCCGGCCTCGGTTGCGCGCAGCATTTCTTGCGTCGGCTCAAGCGGTACAAGTTTCCACCCGCTCGGCTCCCGCTCTGGCTGGGGTGCTGGCTCCAGCCAAAAGCCATTGGCGTTTGACATTAGCGTGAACCCGGCTTTTGCCAGCGCCTCAATGATTTGCGGGCGGCTTGACACCCAGTAATCAATATCGATCTTGGCGGGCTGCTCTGGCTGCGCCAGCCTATCACGCAGTTCGTCACGCTGCGCTTTGATGCACTCCGGCCGGTTGCAGTGGTAGCTGCATGAATGGATGTCGCTCATGTGTTCTTCTCCATTGCCTTCTTCAACGCTGCTTCCTCCGCTGCTCGTCTTGTCAGCCACTTCGTATAAGAGGCTCTCAAGTAGCGGCGATTGCTTGCATCAAACTTGCTGCTCTTTGGCTCGATGTCGGGAGGCGGCTCCAGCAAGGCGGTGCGAATTTGTTCTGCGTCCGCGCCGATCAGCCGAGCGTAATCTTCAAACGAAGAGGTCTTGCTGAACAGCCAGTCTATGGCTGCAAAGTTCTCCGCGCCCGTGGCCTGCTTGCTCGATGCATCCTCAATGGCCTGGGCAGTAATCGCGGCCAGCAGGCGAGCGCAAGCCACTGTCTGTGGATGCGCGTTTGGGTTTGATGAAATGAAGTCGATCATCCGACAATCCTCCCACCGAAGTCCTTGCGCATCTCGGCGATGAACGAATCACCGCTGGCGCAGGCAGCGGCATTGGCCAGCAGCTCCTTGGAGCTGTAGACACCTTCTTGCTCTGGGTCACCGTTGGCGATGGTCACGCCACCAACTACATAAACAGCCGTCCACTCGTCCGGCCCGTCCTTGCGCTGCCAAGGCACCAGATCGGGATGCAGGACATGGCTCTCGCAGCCGGAGCGTTGGGCCTCCAGAGGGATCGTGTCGTCCCACTTGGCGCAGTGCCAGGTGCTGTCCGACTTGGCCGTGCTGTGGGCGCAGGTGCGGCAGTTCACATGCTCGGTGGTCTTGCTCTGGTGGCAGAAATCATGCGCATCGCAGAACTTGCACTGATACCAAGATGGATCGGTGCTGATCGGTGGTGGCATGCGGTCTTCCATCGCCAGGTAATAACCACGCCTGATGTACCTCTCAGCCACATCTTTCTCGTAGCGCACTCGCTCGGTATAGATGCGGTCGTCGTCCTTGCAGACCGCCACGTACAAGGCCCGATCAATCTCGGTGCCGTGCATGTAGAGCTGCATCTGGACGAAGTGTTCAGGCTTAGACTTCTCGACGCCTTCTTTTTCCACGTCTGCGAATGACTTCTTGCTGTGCGTCTTGAACTCGGCCACATGGCGCTTCTTGGGCGCTTCTGGCACGCCTGACTCAATAATGGCGTCTAGGCTGCCGGACACATGGCATCCAAGGTCTACCCTTGTCTGCTTGCCGGACGTGCTGCGAATGTCCATGCCAATGGCTCGCAGGTCGCTGATGATGTTGGCCTCCTCGAGCTGGCCACGCCTGAAAAGTCGCAGGACTCGTCCAGGGAACTTGGGCTGCACAGCCCAGCGAAACGATAGCCACAGCCAGCGGTCGCAAGCGTGGCCAAGCTGGCTGCAGCCCATATGGCCCCTTGGCTGCTCAGCCTTTGCTTCGTGCGCTTTGTCAATCAGCGCCTGGATGGTATGCTCTGACTCGGGTATCTTCATGCCCGTCTCCTTTTGGTAGTTGCCCATTGCCCCAGGTTCCTCACGGTTCCTGGGGCTTTTTCTTACTTACTTCTTAACCCAGGGCGGCGAGGCCTTGGCCGGTGCAGATGCTGCTGCCGGAGCTGCTGCCGGTGCTGCAGCCTTGAACGCTGCTGGTGCTGCGCCACCGTTGATGGCTCGGTAACCCTTGACCTCGTTGCTGGCCTCGTAGGTCTTGCCGGTCTTCTCGTCAGTGCGTGCTGCGCGAATGGTCAGCTTGATGTTGACATTGCCGCCGATGAGCTGGTCGGTGTCGGTCACCTTGGCCAGCCCGACCGCACGCATGATGTCACCAAGCTGCTGGCGGCCAATCTCCTCGGCCTTGGCACTTGCGTTCTTGATGTTGAGGTTCGAGAAGATCACCCGTCCTTGGTGGCTCGGCCCAGTAATGTCCAGGCGCAGCTTGATGTACTGGCCGCCACCGTCGTTGGTGTTCTTCAGCTCAGCCTGCGTGATCGTGGCGTTGTAGTTGCCCTCTGGCAGCGGCTCGAAGTTGCCGCCAGTGCCTTGCGGCAGTTCGTTTGCGTCGAAAGTTTGTCCGAGAAAAGCCATGATGATTACTCCTTGATGGTGATTTTGAAAGATGGGCGGCCAGGCTTGGCCGTGATTGCGCCAGCCAGTGGCCGAGTGATCCGTTCGTCGGAAGCCTTCCAGATGGCCATGTTGATCTCAGGCGTCCAGCGAAACAGGCTGCTCAGGTGTTCGGTCAGGCCAGCCTCTGCGGCCAGCTCCTGCAGCTTGTCGGAATCAACCTTGCGGTCGATGCGGCCAGCGATCTTGACCACAAAGCCGTCTGGCTCTGCAGTCTCGGTGCCCTCAAAGTTCTCAGTTAAGGCCAGCAACTTGACCATCTGGTCCTCAATCTTGCGGCGCTCAGCCGTGGCCTTGCCCTCATCGGTCTTGTAGCGCAGCCAGTCTGCGCTGAGTGCTTTCAGGTCTGCATTCATCATGCCTTGCCCCCAATCTTGGCAAACACTGCGCTCAGGTCCGGTGCCTCCCAGGCATCCAGCTTGCCGCTGCGGTCCTTGGCCAGCCAGAGGCCATCCGAGTCACACATCAGGGCACGCTGGGTGGCTCCGTCGCTATCCTTCTCCACGCGCAGGGCCAGCACCTCGTCGAAGAAGTAGGGCAGCGCCTGGCCGGTCTTGTTGCCAGGCATGCTGGGCGAGTACAGCACTCGACCCATCTCGTCCTGGGTCTTCTCTAGTTTGGCGCTCATGTAGACATGGCGGCCAGGAAGATCGCGGAAGGCGCGAATGATGTCGGCCATCTGCTCCTGCATCGCACCGTAAGCCTGCCTCGGGTCTTTGGTGGCCTTCTTCTCGGTGTTCAGGCAGACCTCGGCGATCTCGCTGATGCTGTCCAGTGCCACCGATTTGTAGGACTTGGCCTCGTCGCTGCTGGTCAGCCAGGTGTAAGCCTCCTGCAGCTCAGTCATCGAGGTGATCTCAATGAATGGCAGGTCGGCGTCCTGGATGGACAGCAGGCCTCCCTCTGCCGACAGCACAATGGGGCTGGGGAGGGTTTTGATCAGGCTGGTCTTGCCAGCACCGGCCTGGCCATAGACCAGGACTTTGACACCGTTGGCAGCCATGCTGCCGGTGGTCTTCACGTTGATTGCCATGTTGGCTCTCCTTTGGGTTGCTGCGCTTTCGGACCATCCGGTTGCGCAGTGGTTGCACTTTAGCATGGAACAATGTAGGATTGCAACACCCGACCAAAGTTTTTTTATAGAGGCCAAAAAATGATGACCCTGGAACAGATTCGAGAATCCTTGCGAGACCGCATGCCTGCCAAGGTTGCGGAGGCCACTGGCCTGCACTACAACACCATCCGAGAGGTGCGCGACAACCCAGATGCCAATCCGACCTACAAGGTTCTCAAGGCCTTGTCGGATTACCTGACACGCAGGGAGGCCACGGTCAATGGCTGATCTCTCCAACGTCTTCGGCGGTCCTTGGTCGCCACCACCAGAAAAGCGCGTTGCACCTCCAGAGGAGCAACTCCTTGATGCCATTCGGTCAGCAGGCCTGGAGCCGCCAGATCAGGTGATCTTTGATGGCAAGCTGCACCGGTTTAAGTCAGGGACCAAGGGCAGCGCCAAGACAGGCGACAAGTCCGGCTGGTATGTGGTCTTCGGTGATGGTGTTCCAGCAGGCCGGTTTGGCTGCTGGCGCATGGGGTTCGAGTCACCCTGGCGTGCAGACGTTGGCAGGAAACTGACAGCCACAGAGGAGATGGCCCATGCTAGGCGGCTGGCAGAGGCAAAAGCATTGCGCGAGGCAGCCTTGGAAAAGCAGCACGAAGTGGCCGCAGCGACCGTGGAGGCGATCTGGACAGCAGCCCAGGCAGCCAGCCCCGATCACCCGTACCTCAAACGCAAGGGCATCCAGGCGCACGGTGCCAGGATCACAGGAGACGGCAGGCTGATCGTGCCACTGTTCGACAAGGATGGCGCTCTGGCCACCTTGCAGTACATCGACAGCGAAGGCGGCAAGCTATACCACCCAGGCGGCGAGGCTGGTGGAAAATTCTGGATGGTAGGCTCACTGGATGAGCCTGGCGTGCTTTATGTGGCTGAGGGTTTCGCAACGGCGGCCACCATTCATGAGACGACTGGCCGCCCCTGCGTGGCCACTTACAGCGCCAGCAGCCTGGTGCCGGTCACTGGCAGTCTGCGCGACATGTTTGGAATCGGACAGGACATTGTGATCGTCGCAGACCACGACAAGCATGGCGTTGGACAAAAGTATGCCGACCAGGCGAGCGCGAAGTTCGGTGCCAGGGTAATCATCCCACCAATCGAAGGCATGGACGCCAACGATTATGCACAGGCTGGGCACGATTTGGTAGGACTTTTGGTGCAGCAAACTGGCTCAGCCGTGCTTGACAAGCTGCAGGTGGTTTTCGGAGACCAGCTCGGCAGCGATTACGAGGCACCAGACGAGCTGGTGGAAGGCCTGATGACCATCGGCAGCTCGGTGGTGGTATAC